AGTGTAAATAGCAATAGCTTTTTTCTTTGATGTGGCAGAAACACGACCAAACAGAGATTTGTACTCAGTTGCAGTCACGCCTGCTGAGATGGATAACTCGTCTACGCCACCAAGAGCGGTGCGAATCTCTTCTCGATATTGACGTGCAAAAGAATTCTGATCTCCAGTAATGGCATCTGGGACGATGTAGCCAACACGGTCATTAGGTTCCAGGTTTGCAATCACTCGTGGAACTCGGATCTGACCGTCAATGCCACGGGCGACAGGATCTGCTTTAAACCGTGACTGACTAAGGGCACTGGGACTACCAAAGCCTGAGTTAGCTGCAATGGATGGACGCTGAACAACGTTGTCGCCGCCTGCTTCCATCAGGTCGGTCTTAGGCCTAGAAGAAAGAAGAGTTGGATTACCGAAGAACTGAACGTTCTTACGCATGGTGCGAACCATCTCGTCATGCGTACAAATGTGATTAGCAAGTGCATCAAATTCGCCAACACCTTCTGTAGAGAATCCTCTGACGTTATGGAAGATTTCAACACAGGGAATAAATCCAAGAGTGTTGGTAAATGTTTTGGTCTTGCCAGGTACAGCTTGGTATTGCGTATCAAACGACAATTCACCTTCTGAGTGTGTTTCTTCAATTGTTTTGCGCTTGATCGACAACCTGATATAACGTTTAGCTCCAGTACCACCCATGACAGCTGGGCCGGTCAAGCTAGAAGCTTCAATGTCTTGCTGGTAGCCAAAACCATTTTTAACTTTGTAGCTGTAAATGATTACAACTTCATCCAGTTCGCCATCAATGTTGTAGTAGCTTCTGTATTCGTGTTTACGGAAATAGTAAAGGCGATAGTTGGTTTCAGTTGGACGAATGTAAAACAGACCTTGACCATCGCAAAGGGAATAATCCCAGATGGAATCAAGGCGGATATCGAGTGAGTTGTATTTAATTACACGATCGATAAAGTCTTTGCGTTGATTACCGAAGTTATCTTGAGCAGGAAAAAATTCAACACCCTGACGGATGCCAAATAATTTCATCTGCGCCAAATGAGCCGCAACGATGCCAGTATCGATTGCCGAACCACCATCTTTTTCAAGATAGGAGTCGACAATCTCTTTGAGTCTAGATTTAGCGTCAACGGCCATTAACTATTTGCCTTTGTACTTTCTTCAATCTTAGCAGCTTTCTTCCGCTGTTTCCTACTGCGGAGCCAGAGATCAAAATACGCCAGTTCTGCAGGTGCAAATAAATGCGGATTCTTAAGCGCTTGTTTAGCAAGCTGTTTCTTTTTCATTGGATCTGAATCTTCTGTCTACATTCTAGTCTTCTAATGGTTCATACTCACCACGTTCGTTCACTTTTGTTAGGACAATACCTTCACCGCGAATGTCCCAATTAAGTAGATCGCCTTCTTCCCAGCCAAGCTCATCAATCAAGTCATCTGGAAGTTGAATGAACAAATTATTGTCGTCATCCTCTTGGACTTCAATGATGTACTCGGTCATTTGCTTAAGATCTTTTCAACCAGTTTATCAAGTTTGTTGTTAATTTCACGAAAATTATCGTGCATTTCTTTGATTTCGCGAAGGAAATCAACTTTTAATACATATTCCAAAGGCATCCGGTTCAGCTGATCTTCCAAGTTGTCCAAACGCCTTTCCTGCGATTTAACGTAATTAACAGTCTGAATGCGCTTTTCCTCTTGTCTATTGAGGATCTTCGTTGCTACCCAAGTGCCACTGGAAACAGCAGATATCACTGCAGTTAACGCAAGTGCAATGTATTCTGGTCCCACTGAACTAAAGCTTTTTTCTAATTCTAAAGCTCAATAATCAATATGAAGATTGCCCTTGCGCATCAATCCTGTCACAAGCCAAACAAGTGCGTCAACGCAATCGTCGTGACTACTGACGCCAAAGTTGGTTAGTTCTTCAAACATGGCAGTGAAATTACGGTAACGATTGAAAATAATCTTACGATCTTCAAACAAGCCCATAATGCCACGAAAACGTGCCAGTTTGTCACCACGGAATCCTTTGACAGGATGCCAGATCAAGTTGTAAAGGCTTTCGTTACTCAGGCAAATACGTTTGAAATCGGCTTCCAGGGAGGCCTGGTACTGAACAGCTTCGCTCCAGATGTCGCATGTTGAGTGAGTCGGGAAATAAATACCGTTTTGGTCCTTTCCAATCACAGACCATTCATTAAGCAATTCTTTCATGGCATCAAGTTTTTCTAGATTACCCATGACACGAATACGGCGGTAATCAATGATATGAATGCGATCGCCAATGCGACCGCCAAGAACCATTACTGTGTAATCATTTTTCTCTTTGATGCCAGCGGACAAATCAACTCCAACACCAAGCGTATCAAACTCCGTTGAGATCTCTGCTTTAACAATCAGTTCTGGCGCCAGGGACAGCTCATTCTGCCTGACGACCTGATTCATGTACTGGAAAGAAAAAGCAACAGGTGCCTGACGTTTCTTTTCCTTTAGGTAATCCAATGACCACATCTCTGGCCAATAGGACTCCTCATCACCTGTTACGGGATTATTGAGGATAGCGGATAAGACAACTTGTTTCCAGTTGTTTTGTTCGTTGAAAGTGGTTGAATGAATATCGTCGTGTCTGAAGCGAGTACCAAGACAGATTGCTCGTCCTCCTTCAAACATGGTGGGCGCAATCACAGCATTCCAGTTGTCCTGCATTTGCTTGCGAATATCTGGATTGGAAATGTCAGCGGCAGATTTAATAGCGTCATCAATCATCACAAGATGAGAACGCTTGGAAGTCACTGAACCCTTAAGGCCAGCAGCACAAAGAGTAAATTGCTCATCACCGGTAACATCAATGCCAGCAAATTTATGATCAATAGACCAGTACTCATTACTGGTTGCATTCTTTAATAGACGAACCTTAGGGAATACTTCTTGATATTTTTTGCTTTCAATGATGCGTTTGATGGTTGCAGATTTGGAACGTGCAATGTCAACTGTATAAGACAAATAAAGAACCTGCAGTGGAAGTTTGGCCTGCGTATGTACGCCAATAGCCCATGCTGTAAACAAACCTAAGATTGTGGACTTAGCACTCCCCCTAGGAGCCAACAGATCAATATTGGGGCCAGCAATCTTAATCAGACAATTACTATCTTCTTGTGTAATAAAATGACGATGCCATTCTTTGTGATGTGATGCAGGAGGTTTATCTGCTACATATTTGCAAAAGAAACCAAAATCTTCTCGCGCAAGCTCTAGTTCTTTTGAATTGATTGGTTTACGTATCTGCTGATTGCGTGCGGCAGCCTGTGCATTACGACGATAAGCAAGATGCGTATGAGATGGCACGGTAGTATTTCAGGTATTACTGAATACTACATCATTTTTTTGCTTCTTGCTTTTTACGTTTTTGATCTTGATATTTGCGTGCTTTGTCTAAGGCAGCCTTGCGTTTCTCTTTATCTGACATCTCAGTGCCGTCATCCTTCTGCGCCTCTTTCTTTTTGAGGTGAGCAAGAAACTGCGGAGGAATTTTACCAGCCATTTAAATTATGTCCAGAGAGGAATCATTAAATCTGTTAGTAATATTCTAAACGTGTTATTCGTCTAATTGCATGCGTGCCCATACGCCCATAGATGCTTCTTCCAGTGGGATACCAATAGGATCATCCTGGAACGTAATCAATAATTCACGTATGGCGCGGTCAGCGCCAGCCATTACAAGTGCTTTGCGGTCTTTGTGGTTATTAGTCTTTTGAATTTGATCAATGTGACCACGCACTTCTCGTTGCATGGCAGCAACCTGCCGCACGCCAACATCACGCTTAACTGCGCCAGCTTCAATGTCAGAACGAAGAAGCTCAATGTCTTCCAGCATTTTATCTACTTCGTTCCTGAGTTTTTTGCCGTAATCAATCTTGGGGTAATTATCTTTAACCCAAAGTTCACAGGCAACAATACTTCCTTTGTATCCAAGGAAGCGGGCATAGACATAGATCTCAATTACAGAGTCGGTGTTTTTTGCGAAAGAGTTGAATCCTTCTTGGGTGGGGGCATCAAGATTGTCGACCCAATACTCAAAGAGCTCAATATCGATAAGCTCGTTGGGCCTGTCCGTAATCTCGCTCTTCGTCCTTTTGTCTGAACTGCTGCTGCTGTTCAGCTGAGGTCCGAGATTCTTCTGCGCCTTTACCGATGGTTTCACGCTCTTGCTCACCAGCAGTCTCCATTTTCTTTTTGGAAAATTCGTATGCCACGCCAGCAGCTTGGCGATATTTATCTAGATCAAACCAGTCATCAGCATTTGATTGACCGGCTGGTACGCTACTGGTCATGGCTTACGTATTATACAAAAAGATCAGAAGTTAGACATCATGGAAGCAAGGCCTTGTGCGTAGATGTCACGACGGCCTTCCACGGACTTTTGGCGTTGTTGACGACCTTTAGATGCTTCCAGGCGACTCAGAAGCTCTTCAAATTTATTGATATCAAAGTAGTTATCACCAGCATCTTGACCGGCCGGAGCAGTGTAAGTCATTCTTAATCTTGAGGACTACAGTAATTATATCAAGCAAACTCTTAAGAGAAAGAGAATGCTCCAACAAGTTGTTTGTAGATATCGCCTTGTGCAGAAATCTTGGCAACTTGCTTAGCGCCTTCATTCTTAAGAGACTGCGTTTCTTTATCAATCTCCCCTTGGAGGTTTGTCAAGCCAGCACTGTAAAGATACTTACGTGTATCACGCACATTTTGCAGTTGCTCATCAAGTTCAGCTGGAGTACCAGTGAATTGATCCTGGAAGCTGGGGATTTCTACCCCGGCCCTGGCTCTGGTTGCATCTGCATAAGTCGGAAGAAGACTCTTGTCAAATGTAAACGTACGCTTACCGGTTTTTTCACCTGCTGCATCAGTAAGTTGTTTTCCAAACTGAGTGTCGTAGTAATTGTCGAGATAGCTTTGGTTAAATTTCTTTTGGTACTCAGGACTTTTAGCAAGAGAATCACGCAAGTCTTGAAAAGTACTGTAATAACCTTCGCCAAAACGTTTAGTTGCTTCAGCTGCCTCCTCTTCTGTTGCTTGGCGGCCCAAGGTTTCTTGGTAGGCTGCGGAAATACCTGTCTTGCGTCTGCCAGGGAGTAGCTCCTTGGTATAAACATCAGTTAACGCAGAGATGTCGGCCTCGGGTGGAGCAAGGTCATATTTGGCGGCATAATCCCTGAGTTGAGATGTGGCATCACCGTATGAAATCAAACCTTGGCGAAGTTGTGATTCAATACCAGAACGCATGCCGCCATACGCACTGGCACCTGAAGCTTTCCTTGCCTCTGCAGCAGCTTTTTGTTCGGCTTTCTCCGCTGCAGCACGCTGTTCAGCTTGTGCTTCTCGATCCTGTTGATACCTTAGATAATTAGCAAAAGTATCATCTTTTGGAATATTGGGTGGTTGATAATTTACCGTAGTGCTGCGTTCGCCGCCCATAATTCAATACCTCAAACAAACATTGTGCCAACATCACGTGGCGCAATACGACCAAACATGCCAGCCATTTGCGCTTCTTTTTCTGCCAGGGATTTTTTTAATTCTTCTCGATTTGCTCTTTGAGAAGCTTCACGGGAAGCAGCTGATCCAACGAGGTCAAACCGTCGTCGTGCTCGTTCTGTATCGAATGCCAATTGTTTTTCAGCACCTGGACCCATCTCCCATTGTTTACCTGCAAACTGACGTCCAAACTCAAGATCAGCTGCAGTTTGACCAAAGGTTCGTGCAGCTAAGCTCTCACCAAGTTGACCGTACAAACCCTCTCGACCAAGCATTGCATTGGTTTCAAGAGTAGCATTTTGAGCTCGTAGTTGCGCTTCCAAGCCGGAGCGCATAATGTCTTGCTGA